ACATGCAGGAACTCGCCAGCGACGAGCACCCGTGCGCCGCCCGGCTCGGACACCCGCAACCGCACGGCGCCGGAAGTGGTCTGTTCGACAGTGACCGCGCTGTTTGACAGCGGCGTGAGCGCTTCAAACAACCCGTCGCGGCCGTAGCGGACTTCCGCGTAATAGTTGCCTTGAAAATGCAGCGCGCGGACGATTGATTCAACCAAGTCGAACCGCGATTGCCAAGCGTTTGGTCCGTCGATGATCCGGGCCAAAGAACCGTCGCGGATGCGCTCACGACCACCCTCAGGCAGGCGCCGGTACGCGGCGAAGGGTAAGTTGGCGAGCGTCGTGGCTTGCAAGTGGACGCAGGCATTTGCCACAGCCAGGTTAGATTCGACGCCGCCAACGCTTGAGAAAGCCGAGAGCGCGCGGTTCCACCCGCTTGGAGAAAGGTCGTGGTCCGCGCTTCGCTGTTCGACTCCGAGCCACCGTTGCAATGCTTGTCGGATCATTGCGAGCCTCCAAACTCGATGAGACGCAAGCGACGCTGACGCGCGGTCAGCGGCTCCGCGTGCTCGGCGGCGCGAGCATGGACGACGGTGTCGTACGCGGGCACGGCACTGATGGCCGACACCTCAAACAAGTCGGCGTCGTGAATGGTCCGTTCCGTGCGGTCCGCGTTCCACGTTTCCTTGACAGCGCGGAATCCGATTGAACCGCCGCCCATATCACCACGCTTGGCGAGAGCGTGTGCGTCGCGGGCGTAGCCTGTGTCAGGCAAGAGCGCCTCGAACGCCAACCCGGTGGCGTCCTCGCTAAGTCGCAGGGTGTTGTTTGATGTTCGTCCGATAACCTTGGACACGTCGTGATCGAGAAGCCCGACAACGTCGCGGCGCTCGGCCAGTGTGCGTGTGAAGGCGCCAGGTGCGAAACGCTCGGTGACGACGCGGCCGTTTACTAGGACCTTAGCAGGTTGATTGAAGCGCGCGGCGTGGCCGACAAGTCGGTCGCCCTGCATTGTTGCGGCGCTAGGTGAGAAGCGCTTTTCCATTTTGAATCTTTCAAAGCCGGGCCGGTACGCGCCGTCGCCAGCGAGGCGAGACGACGGCGCGATTCAGCGGCCGGTGGTGTTGTTCCGACGCCCGCCGAACTAGATCGTGATAGTTGCGGCTCTGAATGCTTCGCTTCTCTTGAGTGCCACGTCTGTCAAAAGAAGAACGCGCACACCGAGTTGGCCGCGAAGCCAATTCGACTCAATGGAGTCGTTGATGTTGATGGACGCGGCTTCCCAAACGCCACACACGACTTGCGAGAAATCGCCGTGGATTATTCCGGCCGCGCTGGGCGGGCTGCCCGTTGTCGGAACCGTCGTGCTCGAAACGGCGCGGTAGTCCGTCAGTGTGGTTGCGTTTTCCATGATGAAACCGCCGTCACTGCTTTCGATTGCCGGTGAGCCGTACGCGATTTTCGGCGTCGAGCGCAGCTTGCGCTTCGCAGAGGGGTTCAGCGCCCAGCCGAGCGAAGCGGCGGTGACGTTGTCGAGTTCGATTGCCTCGGTCAGTCCGAGAATTGCCTCGTACGTCGGTTCGCCGAGTGCAGTGGGCGTCAAGGCATCCCAAATACCGGACGGTTCGTTGGCGCCACCGCCGACGAAAATCACACGGTCCAAGCCGGCCGCTGCCACGCGCAACAGGTGATCGGAAACGATGGCTTGCGCTTGCGGTTGTTGCAGCAAGATCGGCGAAATGGACGTGACGGCGCCAGCGATACGCGGCGTCAGACTCACCTTGTCGGTGGTCGGGTCGGCGGGGGTGAGCGCCGAGCCTTCGGCCACGAACTGCAATTGCAGGCCCGCCGTGATCTTCGGCAACGTCACGGGAGCGCCGCGCAAATCCGTGAGGAACGGCACGCCAAGCTGGCCGGCGAGGGACACGGCTTGCAATTCAGGAATGAATTGGTCCGGCCGGTATTCCTCGGCCTGCAAACCTTTGCCGCTGCCTGACCCGGCGCCGTAGCTCAACGCGCGTTGCTCGCGGCGAAGCGCTGACAGCGGAACGAGAATGCCACCGGCGAAAGCGGGGTCAACGACACCGGTGCGTGAACGAAGCTCTTGCGAGACTTCGCGTTCGCGGCCGTCGTCAACGGTGACGACTTCGCCGAGGCGACGTTGCGCCTGCGCGAGCATGGCGGTCGCGATGTTGAACCCGGCAACGGCGCGGCGTTCGTCCGCGTTGTCGTTGGTCGGCTCGGATCGCTGCATTTCCGCGACGCGCTTTTCACGGTCGATTGCGCCGTCGAGATCGGTCACGCGCTTGTCGAGATCGTTCCACCGCTTTTCGGCTTCGCCTTCCAAGGCGGGAGCGCCGTTGGCGGCGGTGTTGATTTGCTCCATCTCGCGGGCGAGCTTGGTACGCTCGGCGCGGAGTTCATTCAGACGTTTGGACATTGGGAATTGCCTCTGCTTAGGACCGCACCGGGGGGTGCGGTTTCGAGGCTTCCTAGAAGTCACACGGCGTCGGGGGGCGAAAACCCCCGAAGCCCTCCGGGGGATGACGGGCCTTTTAGGTGGCTCCGACCTAACGCCCCAATTCGGGCCGATTCGCCACGTTACCGCCACTTTTTGTTCCATGAATGTTCTGCATGTGGTTCTTTTCGGCTGGGGCGGCGGTTTCCGGGCTCCGGCCGGTACACAAAATTCGGCTGTTTTATCAATCAGCTACGCGAGAATAGGCATGTTTGGGCCGCGCGACCTAACTACCAACGCCGCTGGCGGGCTCGTGGCCCTCTCGGGCCGTACTTGTCCGCCTTGGCCCGGTGAGTCTGTAGCGGCTTCCTCGGCCGATTACGGGGCAGTTCTAGCCTCGACCCGATACTGCTTGCCCGTTGAGGGATCGTAGTACGCACCCTCCGAGTACGGCATCGTCTGGCCGCTCATATCGATCACATACGAGACTGGCGCGGCGGGGTCGGGCCCGAGCAGATAGGCGCGGCGCTTGTCGCGCGGGTCGGCGATATTCACCAGAGTAACGCGGGTACGCATGTTGCGACCTGTGGCGCCGAAAGGTTCACACACCCTCAACGCCCTATTGAATGGACGCCGTCCGCCATGCAGCGCGAGACGCCGCTCCGTTACGTTTGCCGCTGTGTCCCGTGTGTCCCGTTTGGACCCCTTATCTACCTTATATATTTTTCTAATTTCTTCCTTTTTAGATAGAGAGTCCAAACGGGACAGTAGGGACACCTTTCGGTCAGCCGAACGTGAACTTGGCGGAAGCCTCGCGTATTGCCGCCAGCAACCGCGCCGGCCCGCCCGGTTCGTCACCGACCGCTTTGACCTGTTCGACCGTCGCCGTCCGCACGATCAAAACCCGGTCGCGGTCACCGTCTCGCCGAACGCGGACGCCGGTCGTTCGCAAGCCGGCCCGCTCGATTGCATGCGAAAGGTGACGGTCATCAATGAACCCATCGCCCATACATTCGCGCGCGTACCGCCGAACGTCATTCCGTCCGCAAATCTCGCTCGGCCACGCCTCGGCAAACTCCCGCACCACGCGGTCAAGCTCGGACTCCAAGGCGAACAGCGCCGTGCGCTTCGCGGCGTTCATGGGCGCATGGGCGCCGGCGTTGAACCCCGACACATCGACCATTTCCAACCACCGCCGAACGCTGGCGATGAACGGGCCGTCACTCAGCAACCCGTACAATCGGCTGTAATAGCCCACCTCGCGCCGCGCGGTCGGATTCTCGACAACGATGATACGCCGGTCCTCGTTGTCGAACGGCAACGCATCCGGGAAGTTCGTGAACATGAGCCAACGCAGGCAATTCCGCTCAACACGTTTGACGCCGAACTTGGGATTTATCTCACGCAATTCCTCGGTGACGATCCGTTGCAGCGCGTTGCCGCGTTCGTATTTTTTCGCGCCGAGCCCTTCGCGCGTTTCGTCCACGACTGCCAAGAGCTTGCGCGACAAGCGGTCATTGAAACCGCCGTCTAACACCTGGCCGAGCGAGACGCCCGACGCCACATACCCAGCGAGCACCCGCGCCAACACGCCGGACAGCCAGTTTCGGCCGATGCCGCGTGTTGGCGTGTAAAGCAAGTATGCGGTGTGCGGCAGAACCCCCGGAGCTTGCACGATGTGGGCCAGCCATCGAACGAACCGTTCGCGCTCGGCTTCGACCGGGACCAAATATGCGAGGTGTTCCTCCCACGCCTTCGCGCGCTCGGCCCAATCGTCGGGCGCGTCCGGCTTAGGCAGACCCTTCCAAATGTTGACCGCACGACCGCCCGCGTCGCTGCCTTCTGGCGGCGCCGTGAACAACAGAGCGCCGGGCGCCCATGTGATCGAGTCAACAGAGATACGGCGCGCACTCGCGCGCCATAGTTTGATGGCAGGAACCGGCGCGTAACCGGCCGAGGTTTCCGTGTACTCAACGCTCGCTGCGTACTCGCCCGCAACGGCCGTTGCCGTGCGAACGCGCATTGTTGGGGTGTGAACTACGGCGCCGCTATCGCCAACGTACACGAGTTCGCGCAACATTTGGTCGAGGTTCAACACAACGGGCAAAGGCGCTTCGTCAACTTCCTCGCCGATGCGCTTCGCTTCGGCAATCTGCCGCTCTCGACGGACTTCGTCGCGGCCAAACACCTCGACCGCTTTCGCGACGCGCTTCTCTTTCGCGCTCGCGACCAAGTCCGGAAGCCGCTTCATGCGCTCTTGCCATTCGTCAGGTCGCTTTTCCTTCGCAATCGATCGCTCAAGCACCTCGCGCAATTGATCCTCGGTCCAACCGCGCCACGCGAGAGAAAGCAGCGCGGGGTGCATCCCGCGACCCGCTTCGATATCTTCGACAAGCTCACTGTCCGGCGTGTGTCGTTGCGCGGAATATGGCTGCCCGCGATCATCGCAACGCATGCGGCGTTTCTCGACGCCGGCTATCTCGGTCGCTTCGTCAATGCGCCGTCGTCCATCCACGCGGAACGTCTCAAAGGTGACGCCCTTCACGCGACCAAAGTAAAACGCTTGCGACCGTGTGTACGATTCCGGCGACGCTACGCCGCCGACCACTGCGTTGAGCCGCCGAATAAGCGTGTCTCGCTCACGGGGTTCCAACGGTTGCGAGGTCGGGCACAAAATCCGCCATCGCGGCGCATCCGGTGTATGACTGGGGCTTGTGTACACAAGCCCCACGACACCCTCGGCGTGAAGCAACGCCGCCGCCGCTTCCGGTCCGATTTCCTCGCCGTCGTAATCCAACTCGACACCCGAGAGGCCACCGGGCAGCATGTTGTCGTTGTGGCGAAGCGAGCCTTTCGCGCTACGCACCTCGCCGAACGTTGCGAGTTTTAGCAATGCGCATTCGGCCTTCGTCGCGACACTCGGTGCGCTTTCGATCCGCGCGC